CCGGGCGTGATAAGAATTGTTTCGATGCATTATCTTCCGATTTAGAGTATCCGGTCATTTCGCCGCCTTCCACTAACCAACTATTTTGGATGCTTTCTGCAGCTTCTTTACCATCAAAGGTGTTAAGTCCATCAGCGTACCAGTCCTTGCCCATTAATCGAATAAGAGATGATTTCCCTATTCCTTGGGCGCCGACTAATACCGGCATCGTGTCATATTTACACCCAGGTTCGTAGGCACGTGCTACCGCAGCTACGAAGGCCTTACGACCTACCGCACGGGTATACACGTTATCCTCTGCCCCTAGGTAATCGATGAAGATCGTATCTAAGCGTTCCACACCGTCCCAGGTGAGACTGTCTAAATAATCGGTTACCGGGTTGAATGCATTTTGTTTCGCTATCAGTAGCACGCTATCAAGGACTTTATCCTTACCGGTGATATCAAATCGGTTTTCTAGGTACCATTGGATACCACTATCATCGGTGTCAGTCCATATGCGTTTACCCTGTTCCGATAGCGCCCATGGTAAGGCACCCATCGCCATATACCGACTACCGAACTTATCATATGCGATACGCCCCTTGATAGCCGGGTCATGTGTTAATAGTTTAAGGATATTATCACGTGTCTTTTTAAGCCCCTGATTCTCGTTATATTTGAGGCCGGCGGACTTCATCCATTCAGTCTCGAGCATAGCGTTGGCGTCAAGGTCAGTCACGTCCGTAGTATTAGAATTACTTATCGATTCTTGGAACACGTTCGTAGCTGACTCACGTGCACGTTCTTGTTGGATACTGATGGCCACCTCTGAGTCCTCAAAGGCTAGCTTACTCATCGCCAGGAACGATGGCATCTTATGCGGTGGTGTGCCGTCCTTGGCCGTCTCGTCGAGGTCATGGAACTTATGAAGTCGAACCAGGTCAAAGGCGTTCACAAGTTGGCCACCGCACGGATCCGTATTGTGATGTGAGTATAAAAACTTATCATCATCGTAAATTACAGCACCGCCGATGGTAGACCCTTCGACGTATGTTAGGCGGTCGTTGGAGCCGTCAACGTATGTGTACGCGTTAGGTAAGAACGTATCGATAGCCTCACGGATACCGTACTGCCGACAAAAGGCTCCTACGATACCATGCTTCGATAACGGATCCTGTTGCTTCGTAAGTAGCTGTTTTACTCTAACTGAAGTCTCGGAACCTGGCACCTGTGGCCACGATGCCACGTCTCGCCAGTCGGTGTACTCAGCTAGAATGCCGTCAGCAGATAGGAACGGCTTATCTGCATATCGGAACACATACTGTGCATCGCTAGAACATCCTGGCCAGTACATAAGCCTTGAAGCCTCGAACGTGGTCGAGTCCATCATGCCAATACCGATTAAACTGGCCACCTTACGAGCGATAGGCTCGTACTCATCCGGTGTCATGGTGCGGTCAGTTGGAATAACTACCCGTAACCGTGGACGGTGTGGCGTGTGTGAGCGCGTACTGTACACGGCGTACGCCATACCTAACGTGTCCACTGTACGCACTACATTATCCGTTTGGCCAGGCTCAATAGCGTCAAGGTCAAGAGTGATAAGGTCACGGCCTGTGACATTAATCGCCTTACGTTGGAGACCGATTAAGCTACCACCGACGAACCCGCCGATGTCCTTCAGTTTAGCCTGTGCGGACTTAGGAAGCTGATGATACTGTTCCACTGTCTCCGTAGTACGTTGCGGTGTACGAAGTCGTTCGATGAACTCGGACCACATGAGCTCCGTTTGAATCCATTGTTTAGACGTGCGACTTTGGCCTACGCTAATTATTAGTTTTTTATCATTAATCATATGGCCAACGCCCTTTCTAATCCTTCATATAATAATCACTGGTGAATCCGGCGGCTGATAGGTGTAACCCTTCAGCCCATGGAATCGGAGCCCCAAATAACGCGTTAACCTTATCAAGGGTTTTCTCCTTACCCTCGGAAGGGATTTCCATAACCGCCTCATCGTGGATGTGCATAGTAATCGGATACCCTGCTATCGTCAATCGACGTAACGTAACTGCCAGGCAGTCACGAGCAACGGCTTGGGTAATGTTTTCGACAAGCTTTCCGCCGTATGTACTATCATCTACCCAGGCGTTGTTGAACTGCGCCTTGAAATGGACGGCGTCCTTACCAAATTGGTTTTCCTTGATATACGCCCCTGGGTAGAATAGCTTCCGCCCGCTTGGTAGTTCAATCGTCAAGTATCGATAGCCGTATATCGGATCAATTTCTAATCGAAATATAATGCCATGGTCAAGGCCCATAGGGTTTCCTGTGGTTACTGTGTACACCGCAGCGTTTTCAACCTGGTACCATAAATCACGAATGCGTGGTGAAGCCTCACGCCATAATCGGACGATATCTGGAAGTTCTTCTTCCGCAAGCCCCATATCAAGGGCGCCCATAGCTTTTAGCGCGTTCACACCACCTTGATACCCAAGGGCTAATTCAGCAACTTTACCCTTTTGTCGTAGGTGTCCGTTTTCGCCGTGTTTCACGACCGGAACGCCAAACATCGAGGATGCCGATGCGCAGTAGATATCACCATCATGGGCGAATACCTGTTGACGCCACTGCTCACCGCTTAGCCAGGCGATAACCCGTGCTTCAATGGCGGAGAAGTCAGCTACACATAATGTCTTACCTTCCGGGGCAATAATGGCCGTACGTATCAATTGTGAGAGCGTATCAGCTACATCACCATATAAGAGTTCGAGCCCTACACGATTACGATGTGTCACGAGAGAACGTGCGACATCAAGCGTTTCGATGTAGTTTCTTGGTAGGTTTTGGACCTGTATCAGCCGTCCGGCCCATCGTCCAGTACGATTGGCTCCGTAGAACTGTAACACGCCTCTGAGGCGATAATCTGATCCCCAGGACTCTTCCATCTTGACGTACTTTGATACAGAGGACTTGGCCAGTTTCTTACGTAAGGTAAGAACACGTTTGGCCACCTGGTTAATGTCACTCTTAAGAGCGCCATCAACGGTATCCTTAGTTAAGTTAGGAAGGTTAGCCCCTGTGTTGGTGTTGATCCAATTGAGGAGCGCTTGCGTAGAATTAGGATTGGCCAAGCGTGTGATTTCCTGGGCTTCCTTAGTAAGGATGTTCGTGTTTTCTTCATCAAGGCAAAGGGCACCGATGACGAGGTCGTGGTCGATAAGTACACCACGGTTATTGATTTCAATATCGATGTACCAATCGTTCCATGTCTCATCGGGTACAGGAAACGATGCGAGCCGTTTGTAACATTCCATCTCTGTCACTACGTCTTGTCTGTTGTACTCGACATAGGTTCGCCACTTTTCAGGTTCGTGATGTGGCAGGTTACGAGTTCGACCGCCGTTAGATTTAGTCGGGTTACAAGGAATACTAAAGTACCGGATTAAAGCCTTGCCAGCTTTATCCTTTAATTTATCTTGCGGTAGACCTAGGGCAACGCCTAACTTAGCAAGGCCTATAGGATATCCTAAATAGGCTCCGTGTATCATCGTACAGTGCCATTGACGTAATGGAGTAGTATATCCGGCCTTAGTGAGACATGTGATTTCAAACTGTGCATTGTAGGCATGTTTAATAACATCCGGATTTTGCAAATCTTGAATGACCGCATCAGGTATCGTTTCACCTTGGGCTAGATCCACAACTTCAACCTGGCCAAAGTCATAAGCGTATGCGAATAGGAGGATTTCGAAATCCTCCGCTTCGACATATTTGTATACACCTGCGCCGATGTCATTGGATGAGAATGTTTCAATATCAATGTTGAGATGGCGCATAATGGCCACCTATTACATTGGAAGGCCAGTAACAGGGTTGATAGCTGGAACGGCTTCAGCGCCACCGAATACATTTGCTGCACTTCCTTGAGGTGCACCGAATACGGATGCAGCGGATGCAGGTTGGCCACCTCCAAGAGGTTCACCATCACGTACCTTTTGTACAGGGCCTAAACCGGCGGAGATACCAGAGGATTGGTTATTGTAGAAATAGAAGTTAACCAATACGTTGGCATACATGCCAGAATATACTTGGCCAGGTTCAGTAAGGGGTTGACCTTGAAGGTCGACTACTTCAGGCTTGAATTTCATGGATTGAGACGCGTTGAATACGTAATGACCTTTACATTCAGGGCCGTATTCTTTACCACCTGGTGTGTAGCCATCGCCATCGTGGATTGGTGTTTTAGGTTGAGCCGGTACTTTGGCGCCATGTTTCACACGAGCATCTGCAATAGCTGCTTCAATAGCTTGATTGATAGCTTGTACTTGTGCCGTATCGGATTTAGGTACAAGGATCATAGCGCTGTACTTCGCTTCGCTGAAGTTATTTGGATTAGTGTATGGTTCAAGTAAATGAACAAAGGATAAACGTACGTTTTGTAAAAGAACTTCTGTTGGTCTGCAGTGAAATGCCATAATTAGTTACCTCCATTGGTATTAAATACTTGCGCCGCACTAGGTTGGTTCGTGATACGTGGGCGCTTGTCCGTATCAGCTACAAGAGTAGGTTTGCCAGGGTTCTTCACGACCTGGTCGCCTACGAGTTCATTAAATTCTTTCTTACCTATGGCCTTTTCGATTTGAGCCAATGTAAGAACCTTACGTTCGTAAAGGATAGATTCATCTACCCCGCCATTGATAAGGGTTTGAATAGCAGTATCGCCATCTTGGAACGCTCTGGAGCCTCTGCCCTCTACGGCTTTCCAACCTGGCACCTCTGCGCCGGCTAATGATTCAGATAAAGCATATTCCTTGATATCTTTGTACCAGGATTCGATGTCTTTGCCATGTTCTAGGTAGGTACCTAGTTCTTCAAGGCTAATCAGACGAGGGTCTTGGTTCGTGAACACGTGCATCGCATCGAAATGCTCACATCGTGTT